TCATCCTCCCGCGTAAATCACGTCGTATAGTTCCGCTGATCGTCTCTGTGCCACTCGATCTGCGACTTCCTTAGCCATCGCAGCCCGCTTGTCGTCGCACTTCTTTTGCAATGCGTTCTTTAGTTCGTTGAATGAGTTGTTCATTGATGCGGTTCCATCCATCTGGCCACCTTTAACCGATGCGTACCATGTGAAGTACGGTTGCCCGCGAACACTGATGAACATCTCGCAATGCACAATCACCCGCCCGCCCGTGATCGCATCAAGCTCACTCGCCCGCTCTTTCATCGCAGTCTCTATCGCGTCCATAATCGTCCTCCAGTTCCGCCCGAATGATGGGCACGTATCTCGGTGCCTCTATGCCGATCTTGACCGCTCCGTTGCGTATCCGGCATATCGTTATCGTGATGTCGCCGATAATCAGTTGCTCGTTTTCGCGTCTACTTAGAACCAGCATCCTTGCCTCCGTTTTGTGTGTTGAAATATCGCGATTGCCGTACACAACTGCTGTTGTGTGTATTCCGTTGTATCAACCGCAGACGTTCACCCACGGTCTGCGAGCGTGGCCAAAACCAACCAACCCGGTCGAAAACTTAGCGGGATGGCTGGCGTGATTCCTGAAACAGATATCCATCCTCAGTCACATAAGCTCGCCGAATTACGCGACGTGCCGGGATATTGTGACTGCGTAAAAAGCAATGCAGGTCGAGCGATGATTCACGAGCGATGCACATGATCGGCAGCTTTGACTCGGTTATAAGTGCGTCTATCAACAGTGAGCCGAACTTCTGCCGCTGATACTGCGGATGGACTGCGATGCTGAGAATCTCGGCGTACTTCACGTCATCAGCAGACTCGCCCTCTATCCAGACGACGTAGCCAACGACAAGATCGTCAACCAGCACGCACAGCATCTGCCCGCCGTCTCGCAGCGTGGCCGTGAAGTCTGTCGCTTGCCAACGGGATTCCTCATCGAACAGTCGCCGCTCGATATCGAGGATGTCCGCCGCGTCTATTGAGAATATGACCGGACGCACTTCTAGCTCTTCTGCTGTTTTCATTCGTCGATCTCCACTCGATAGACCAAAGTATCGCACAGCCTAAATACGAGCTTCGTTGTGTTGCCGTTGCCGTCTCGATGTTTGGCATGGACGACTTCGGCGATGAATTCTTGTCCAGATAAATCAACGTGCAAATACAGAGGCACTCGATTACGAATGTCTGACGGCAGTTTGTCGATCAGCTCGGATGCCAGCGTCACGTCTCGAAAGTCGATCAGTTCCTGCATCTGCTCGGCTAGTTGCTCGTTCGTCATTCGTCGCACCCTCCGAACAGCCAAGTAACCGCCGACACGATCAACCCGCTCGCGATTACCACCAGCGGACCAACTAGCTCTGGGTTACGTGGGAACATATTTTCTCTGTCCGTTTTGCCTGTGAGTTAAAGAATCGCCATCCTTGGCGAGCAGCATCTTGCCGCGTCCTTGTGACAGCCTCGTGCCGTCAGTCAGCTTGACCCGGCTTTCGCATCGCCGGAAGTTTTCGCTTCGGATCAATTCTGTCGAGAATGCACTGTCGAACGAACTCGGAAATCGTCAACGTGCCGCGAACGCGATTGATTGCGTCTCGCCACTTTCGCGGGATGAAGAAGTTGAGTCGTTCAGTGTCGTCTGTTTTCATCGTTCGTTCCGTCGTTTTCGTTTGTTGCGTCGTCGGCGGATGTATTTTACATAACCTATGTAGGATGTCCAGCGAGAAAATGTGCCCGGTTGATTGCTGATCGTCGCAACCCGTTGGCTGGCTTGCGGAAGAAATTTATTTGGCCACCCACTTTTTTAACGGACACTCCGCCGCATGATGGGCAATTTTGTTCATCAGCTTCCGCTCGCTGTTGCAGGCACACCCGCATTTCGAGCACCCTTTGCCGGTGAAATGCTCGCACGCTTGGCAAATGGCGAGTCGCTCGGCAATTTCCGGCTCACTCAACAACCGCCCGCGTTTTGCCGTGTCGAGCATGACTCCCGCGAAACTTGCGACACGTTGCAGGATTCCGCTTGATCCAACCGGCTGTTCGCTGCGTATGATGTCACCAAGTGGCGGTAGTCCCGACGATTGACGATACGCATTGACGGAGTGTTTGCCGTCGAGTGGCAGGCCAGCCTCATTACGGCAGATTTTCCGCTTGCGTCCGGTTAAGTGTTCACATTCAGGAAAGGTTGATTCAATGAGATTTGCACTCGGTTCAATGTCGCCCTCGTTGCTTGTCGTCGCGGTCATTGCCTTGTCCTCAGTGATTGTCGCTGGCGTTCGATCAATGGAGTTCTACGGCGAAAACGGTATTCCTCTTTCTGCTTGGAATGACGGAACATTCGCAGAGAAAAGCGGATGGCCAACAAAGGAAGAGCTTGAAGATTACGAAGCTCAACATGCTCAGCCTATGCCGTGATTGTTATCAGATACGTTTGCGTGATTTCAGTCGCCCCATCATGGCAACCGCCGCACGATGCCCCGAATGTTGCGGTAGCAGTCGCCTCGAATGGATTGCATGACACGAGCGTCAATGGCGACGGGCTATTCGCTGCTGATCCGTTGCATCGCGGCTCGCCCATCCACGTGCCAGCATCACACCAAATTCGGAACCCTAGATTGCCGGTCGCTGTTGTTGCCGATCCGTCCCACCAATCATTCGCAGAATCATAGACGAGACTGAGGCTCGTCCCTTCTGCGGTTCCTTCATCGCATCCCGGCGTTTCTGTGTTCGGCCCGAACGATGCGGTCAGCGTTGTCGGGATGTCATCATCAGGGCAGCAGTCCGTAGGCACTCCACAATCTGGCCCAACACACACATCACACCCGCTAGGACTGCAACCGCTCAGCGTGGTCGTACCGAGCGACAACGGGCAACACTCGTGAGTTAGATCGCCCGTGCCGCAGAAGTCGCCGTCGATGTAGCCGTCGAGTTTCCATTGCCCGCTGGAGCAGTACCAGTTGGCACACAGTTCTTTACCGCACAACGTGGCACATGCCCCATACGTTTGGCCGCTTGGAGAATCCACACCATCAAGCCCGTTGCCGCCGCCGACGGTTGGCGTCACTGTGGTTGATTCAGTACATGCACCGCACGTGATGAATAGTGGCTGGTCTGGTAAGTCATCGCAGCACGGATCGCAGCAGTCGCACCGTTCTTCAGCAGTCGCGTAGCCGCACGGCACCTTCAACTCGCAATCATCCAAAAACCATCTTCGCTCGCCAGTTGATCCACATACGCAATCCGTCACATATCCGGCAGTAGATGGACCGTATAGAGTAAGGTCTGGAGCAATCAACGGCTCGCTGCATCCACACCCGCTGGAGCAAGTCGATGAACCATCCCGAACAGTCCACACAAGCCCGAAAATGCTTTCCGTTGTTTCCCAGACGCACGTTCCGCTGCACACATCAGAACAGGGGCATTTCCAGTATGCTTCCCGTGCCACGTCGTCAGTTACAACGCCAACTGGTGGAGGGTTCGTTCCGTAAAATGGAGAGACGCACACATTCTTCGGCATGTGTGAACCGCCGCTCACTTTCTCCATCGTGTTTGTTCCGTCACAGTCCCACACCGCTACAGAATACACGTAGTCGCCGTATGTGAGAGTCGCCCCGCCGCCAGACAGCACAAGTGACCACGCATAGCCAAACAGATTCACGTTGGCCGCTAAACTCAAGTACGTGGTGCCAGCGTATGTCTGAATTACAGTGTTGTCCCACGTGCAACCGTTCTCGACGAACTCCATTCCGTTGTTGAAAATCGTGTTCAGGTACGGGACGAACATGTCGCCGCCGCATGGACCACCGAAACCAAGCGACTTCCATTCGCATGGTGGATCATCCGAGAAGTCACAGACGCGTTTGAGAATTTCACTGTAACGAGCGATGCACGCACCATCGAATGCGATGTCGCAGCCGAAGTGAGCGACGTACCAGCATGGAGACTTGAAGTCAGTACACTCCGCACAACAGACTGGCGTGTTCTGTAGAATGTCGCCAGCACAACCATCGTCTCGGCAATCGCAGTTCCCGCAGCGTCTATGACGTCTCATGATGGACACAACACCTCAGAGATTCGGAACCGCTGCGAACCCCATATAAACTCGACGATCACTGCCGCCCCGTTGGTTGCTGTTATTCCGATGTCATTTTCCACTTCCACTGTCGCCGTTCGTGTATCACCGAAGTGGTCGATGTACGTGATGTCAACGTCACCAGTCGCGTCAGGCAAAATCTCTTCCGCCGCCTCGCCGTCGAATACGGTTCCAGCTTCGGCTGTAATCATCACGTTTTGGCCACTCACGCTCGCCACATAGCAAAGGCATCCGGTGAATGTCACTCCATTCGTAATTGACGGCACGACGTCGATGTCGTTGTCTGTCTGCGTGATGTCCGTCGCCCCGTTCGCCGGTTTCGCAGTGATCGCCGCTGGCGTGCTTGGCCCGTAAATCGCCACCATCTTGGGCGGAGAGTCTGCGGTTAGCTCGGTGATGATGTATGGCCGAGCACCCGGCGAACCACTTGGCCGCGTAATCAAACGACGGCGAAGCTGCGGATTGACCATCTGCTGTAACGTCAGATGATCCTCCCGCAGCTTTTCGATTGAATCGCCGTCGAGTGTGTAGCCCTGCGTCATGGATTACGTTCCCGCAGCGTTCTCTTCGAGGACAACATAGGCGTATGGTCCCTGAGCACCAGTCGAACTCGTGACGGTCATGCTGATCGAGATGATGTCGTCGGCTGCGAACGTCGTCGTCGATAGTGTGCCATCTTGAACAGCCTTATCAGCCATCGCGTTGGTGATCGTGATGGCACTCGACAGAATCGTTGTGCCGTTTTTCTTGCAGTCAAACGCGATGCTTGTGCTGGTGCCGGTGTCGTTCAGTACGGCATGGAAACCGCGAAACGTGCCAGCGTATGTGCAAACATGAACGATCTCTTCGCGAGTCGTTGGCGTTCCACCAATCACGAATCCGAAGTTTGTGCCCTTGTTCGCGAACTGCTGAACCTTATCGCAGTCCAAGATATCGGCCGCATTGCTGCTGAATGCCGCGTTGTTCACTTCGCCGTTGCTGAATGTAAGGGTACCGCCAGTCCATTTAGGCATGATTCACCTCGTTAAGTCAGTGGAAGAATTGAAAAGTCTTTACGTTGGTATGGTCTGGCGAGTCGATACTTGATCGCCGTTTCGAGAATTGGAGTTCCGGCAGTCGATATCGGCTGACCGAGGCCATCGAACGGGACCGGCAGATTCAAGGCGATGCCGTTTGTGTCGAGTATGTTCGTCCAGATTTGGTTGATGTCGCCACCTTCGACTGCGAGCGATATCACCCGCATTCCTGCGTCTGGAATCTCTTCGTCCCACGGTTCTGGAGCGTCCGTTTCGCCGTCTCTCAGTTCGCGTGGTGGACGCTGGATGATTTCAAACGAGAGTTGAACGTACTCGGTGCCGTTCTCAGTCTTCGCTCGTGGCATCTGGATTGAACCAAGTAGTCCGCAGCCCTTCTTGATCGTTCGTGGTGTGCCGTAGAAGTCGAGCACGATATCCGCGTCATTCACCGCGTTCTCATACGTCAGAAACCATTCGGGAATCGCCGCGACATTCTTGGTAATGACCGCAGTCCACCAGAATTCGGGATACTCCAGAACCGGCTCGAATGGATCGCTGGCAGAGTTCGCTGCGTGCTGAAGTTCAAAAGTATCGTTGATCGTGTTGGTAAACAGACTGTAGTAGTCGCTCAGCATCAGCCGCCGTCGTGGAACGAGTACCCGCTGTCCCTTCCACGTGATTTTAGCCGCACGCTCAATCGGATTAGGATTCTGTGCGGTTTCGTCCTCATCCTGCGAAAGATTGCTCTTGTATTCGCAGATGACCCAAAACTCTATCCGCTGATCAGGTTCGCGTGTCACTGATCGCTGATGGCACTTCACGCTATCCGATCCGGGGAATGATGCCCGAAGTATCGGGATTGCATCGTTCGCAAGAATCGTCGCCTCGCTCGTCAACGGATCGTCAGTGATGACCTGAAAGATTCGCGTACCGGTATTGCCACCGTCGAGAGCTTCGACGATTCGACGATCCTTCCAGTGTTCGTTGACGCTCAGAATTGCCATCAGATACTCGCGACCGGAGTAGGTTTGTTGTCTCGCAGTTCTTTCAGCATGTCCTCTTGGACTCGCAGTTGTTTCTTCAGAACATCCCCCTCATTGCGTGTGCCGCTGGTGATGCGATTCAGGAACGATGCCGATTCTTGTGTACCGCCGATGAATGCCTGCGAACCGCGTGAAGTTGCTTGCTGTGCCAGCTTGTCACGAGTCGCGTTGATTGCCTCTTGTGCCGACTCGACTTCCTTGGCGTGCTCTGCCCGCTGATCTTCGTTGTACTTGCGGATTGCCTCATTCTGGATGCGGATTCTCTCCCGCGTTGCGTCAGCTTCCTCCGCGTCATTCTTCCGTTGCTGATCGGCCAGCTTGTCGGCCTCTTTCTTCGCGTTCTCGGCTTGTTTCTTTTCGAGTTCGATTGCTTTTTGCGTTGCTACAATCCTGCGGTTTGCTTCCAGCTTTTGACCGTCGCCAATCGTCGCTTGAAACGCTGCTTCAGCTTCGACGATTTGCAGCCGCTTCTTGTCGAGTGATTCAGACATGCCTTTGGTCATACCTTTGTCGCCCGCTAGTTTTCTCAGTGCTGTTTCTTCAGCGATCAGCTTGTTCAATCGTTCTTGTGCCGCGTTGACAGCTTCGACATGAGCTTTAGCCTGCCCGCCGATTGTTTCCGTTTGTTCAATCTTGAATGTAGCACCAGCGGCGGTTTCGATTCCCGATGCAATCGCTTCGTATGATTTCGCGAGTTCCTCGCTCTTCTTCTTGGCCTTCTCCGCCTGAAGAATCCAATCAATCAACGCCGGTACAGCGATGCCTGCAATCGCACCACCAACAGACGTAACAGCAAGGCCAACCGGACCTAAACCGACACCCAACATCTGTAAGTTGTTCGTGACTGCTGCAATCGCCCCGCCCAATCCACGTGTTCCAATCTGCGAAGAAAAGTCCTGAATCGCGAAACCAACCTGAGTGAATGCTTTCGCCGTCGCGTTGCCCGTCCGCACAGTATCGCCGGTCGCCTTCGCCAGATCGTTGTGCATGTTCTTGGCAGCAGCAGCAACCTTCGTAGAACCTTCCGTGAACGATGTAGTGTCCATCGTCAACATCGCGTTCAGGTCTGCTATTTTCGTCGCCATTGAATCACCTACAACTTGCGATGATTGCCGCCTCGATCTCTTCCGGCGTCTGCGTTCGTTTCACCGATGGGATGAACTCTTCAGCCTTGATCGGTCGCTTCAAGTGTGGATTGCACGCTGCCGTTGCTATCGTTGCCGCCTGTAGCCAGTCCTGCCCAAACGGTTCATACCGCATGTACGCTCGCCACTTCTCGAACTGCCGCGACGATATCCGCCGCTTTAGCTCTTCAACGTCGCATGTATGTTCAACCCGTGACGCTAGGAAGTACCAGAATCTTTCGTCTCCATCGTCTCTGACTTTTTTTCGATATCCTGCCTTGCCTCATCAGTCATGGCCGATAGCCGCTGAATCGCATCAAACAGGATGTTGATGCTTCGAGGATGCTTGCGACCGATAACAGCCGCGTCAGATTCCTTGAACAACAACGCACCGCTTTCGTCGATGCAGCCCATCGCGACCAATAGCGACTTCCAACCGTGTGGTTTCGGCGATCCATCGTTGTATTTGTTGACGTACTCGGCCCATCTATCGCGTTGATCGCCAGTGATGGACCGGATACGCACCTTGCCGAGCTTTGGAACGTCGATCACTTCCGTCTCGTAATCGTCAGCTGCTAGAAACTGTTCGCGAGTCAATGTCATGTTGTCGCCGCCGTGTAGGTAGGTGAACCAGAAACCTTGAACGTCATCGTGACCATCAATAGATCGTCTTTTGGCCACGTTGGACTCATCGCCGTGAGCACAGCGGAAAAGACGCACGTCGCCGCAGTAGCTGCGTTGCCACGCAACGGGAACGTGATTGTCATATTCTCCGCCGCTTGTGATGTCAGTAGCGTTTTGTAGTCGAGTTGTGTGTTATACTCGACGTCAATCTCGATCTCGCCCCAATTCTTTAAGTCGCCAGCGATGAACGTCTGATGGCCTCCTGTCGTTGCCATGTGAGTCGTTTCAATCGCCGGTCGATCAACTTTAGCTGGCCGATATCCGTGAATGTTTCCTAGCAGTGTCGTAGATGTTGCTAGTGACGCAACAATTCCGAACCCTGAACCGGGAGTATAGGTCGCTGATGGCATGTGATATTCCTTACGTCACATAGAAAAGGTCTAACTCGATGAACTCAACCGGAGCACCAATCTCGTCCGCTAACCGTGGATTGCCGCTCCTGTCGTATGTTTCGATTACTTCGCAATGATCGACGGCGAGCGTTCCCCATGTCGCCGATCCAGTCCACGCACTTGTCGGATTCACGACAGCAACAACCGCATCGCTCACCTGCCTCGATGATTCGTATGTATTTCCGACACAAGCCAGACTCATCGGCGTTTTATGGAAGTTCGATCTCTTGTTTGTCAGTTGCGTTCGCTTCTCACCCGGTGGACGAGTCACGACGATAAAAGGCTTCTCTGCTCCCTCTGGTGCGATACGTTGAAACACACGCTGGCCGACGAGTGTTGTGACTGCACTCGTTGCCTTCAGCTTGGCAATCATCGCTGTCTCTGCAACCGCACTCATTTACCGCTCCCTGCCGCTTCCAACGCCTGCCGGAGTCCATCAACGATATCTGCGTGAACCTTCGTATTGACTGCCTGCGTTCCGTCGCGAAACATATGAAACGCTGGCATCTTGCCTCTGTTCAGTTGTGGCCTGTTCTTACGCTTGGGCATGTCGCGATATTCGGACTGATACAGATTCTTGATGTAGGTCGTCTTCTTTCGCGTGCCGTCCTTTTGCTTGCGGTAGTAAACTCGTTCAGTGAACCCGACTACTCGCTTGGCAACTCTCACCCGCTTGTTGTTCGTGACTCGCCGTTTCGTTCCTTCTTCGACAATCCATTGATGTGGTTGTTGTCTTGCCGGTGGCCCAATCATCTCGACGATGACGTTGCCCTTCTTGTATTCGCGATGTTCGATTGTGATTGCCGACTTCAGATGAATACGCGTCCGCTGCCGTCGCGTTGGTCCCTGAACCGGAGTCCTTGACCGAACCGAATTAGCAACCGTGATTGCCCCTCGATTCAGCAACCGCCGCGATGTTTCCGCTCCGGTCTTGGCAATCTTGCCGAGCTTCCGAGACAGTTCATTCACGCCGATAAGGTCGAGTTTGACTCTCACGTTTGAGCCTCCTCAACACACCACAGCACCACCTCACGCCGTTCGTTCGTCTCGTCATAAACCGCAGCAATATTCAGCACCCGCGTACCGATCTTCAGTCGATACTTTGGAGTAATTGCTCGCGTTGTTTCGTCGCTTCTCATGCGAACGATTGCCTGCAACATCGGTACTGTCTGCAACGCCTGCTGGAACTCTCGGCCGCTTGACGGTGCCACCAATGCCCATCGGCTGGCATATCGTCGCCACGTATATTCGATCTCGTGAACATCGTTTGCCGCCTCGGTCGCGACTTGGATTTCCACGCGAGTCTTGTATTTCGATGCTGATATCGCGAATGCCATCAATGCACCTTTGACCAGCAGATTGAATCCAGCAACGCATCAACCGCGAACGGAACAACATTGACCGAGTTATTCGCAACCGCTTCAGGGTGTTCCCGCCAATGCGATATCAGCAGCAGCATTGCCTGCTTTGCTTGTGGCGGCACTGATGTCGCCGCTGACCCATATCCTGCAACGAACGTGACGCAGATATCGTTGATCTGTCCGCGTGTCACAGGCCACGATTCGCCCCATGCTGGAACGATGCGAGCCGGTTCGCTGATGCTGTCAGTCCGATAGTCTCCAGCCGATAGCGTTGTTGATGCACCGCCTGAATCGTTGTAGACAATCGACGTAATCGAACTGACTGGATTCACACCAAGATAGATTGCATCGCTCGGAAACTCATCCAAATAGAGCGTCCACGTTGCCGACAAGAATTGCCGATGTGTGTAACCCTCGCAGTATTGCCTTGCCGTGCTGATCGCGTTGTTGAACCACGGAATTTCCTCCGCAGCGTCACAGCGACAATGCAGCATTGCAGTCTCGACGGATATCGGCTCGCTTGTGGCGTCCGTTGTCCGCTTCAGCCTGCTATGTATTTCGTGAAACTTGGGCACGATGCTTAGTTCTCACGTGAGAGATGGATGCGGTTTCTGCTTTGATGCTCACGTCAGCCACTTCGACGACTTCGTGAGCGAAACCGCGTTTGATAAGGATGTTGGCCATGCCATCGGGCAGATTCATCACCTGCCCGATGGGGTATCCATGCCAACGCTCAACGAGCGTGACTTGCATCATCAGACCCTCAGAATGTTGCCGAATCCACGACCTGATGCCGTGAGAGTCGGAGCCTCGCCACGGGACAGAATCGCGAACGCCGTGATATAGGTGCCTGCCGCACCATCACCGCACGTGGCCACGAGGTCGAAGTATCGCTTCTTGCCGCGAAGATCGACTTCAAACTTAAAGCACTTGTTGTCGTCGGTCGCACTCGGCAACGCCGAAGTCGATCCAGCGATATCACTCGATGTGCCGTAGACCGCACCAGTCAGATCGGCATAGCTGCCGTCCGTATCGCTGGTTTGCAGCTTCAAGGCCGTCATCGCGATGTCTGGCGCACCGAGATAGACATAGACATCAAGGAAGTCCCAGCCGCTCGTGTCGATTGATGCCGTCGTGAGTGACGCATTATCGACAATCGCCGCCGGTGGAGTCACCGACACAAATTTGGTTTGCTGTGCAGGATTCATGTATCGACCCTCTCTAAATGAGATGAGAAACAGAAGAGGGGCGAGCGAAACCCGCCCAATGAAATCAGTCATCAGCTACCGGGAGTCAGTAACTGAATCATCGGACCAGCCGCTGAAGCGGTTCCGGTTCCATGCACAACGATGTCGTATCGCTGTGTTCCACGGATGGCGAGTTGGTCATACTCGAAATCCCGGCTGGAATCGGTCGCCACCGTCACGCCGCGACGCGAACCCATGAGAGCCGCCATTCGGAGATCGCCGAAGTAGCACAAGCCTTCTGTCGAAGTCTGTGCCCCGGTCGTGCTGTTCATGACGTTGACCAGCGTCACCGGATAACCCAAGAACATCGGCTGAGCACCGCCCTCGATCTCGCGAACGGTGTTTCCACCGGCAGCAGCAGCCAGCCGAAGCATGGAAGCCGCCCAGCCAGCTTGATGGATGTACCATCGTGGCATGATGCCGGGATAACGCGGCAGTTTGCCGATCATGTTCTCGAAGTCTTCAAGGTCAAGCGTTCCGAAGCTCGTGTTGCCGGTGGCGGCAGTCACTTCGGAGCCAGCTAGCAACGCATTCTTCAGCCCGACGATTCCGCCGTAGGTGGAAGTGCCGTCGCCGTTGAAGCCTGCCGAGTCTTCCGCGTTGGCAAAGGCATAGGCAATTTCGCTCGCCAAGTCGTCGCCGATGCTGATGACGGCATCTTCCGCAAGCTCGGAACTATACCGCACCAAGACGCCGAGCTTCTTGGCCGTCAGATTGACCACGTTCCAGCCCTTGTCGCTGGCCGTGATTTCCGAACCTTCGCCAACGTAGTACGCGGTTAATCCGCTGGCACGTCGCGGAACGGTCTTGGTGTCGCTACTCATTGGCGATACGGCAGCGAACTGACGGAACACGCCGTACTCTTCCCGCAGGTCGATGATGGTTTGCTCCATCTGCAACGGGACGAGATAGCCGCCAGCCGTGTCGGTCCCTTCGGACATCGCACGAACTTGGATGCCATGATCCTTGCACCACTGCTGAGCACGCTCGTTGCGTCCCATCGTGGCGAGGAAGAATTGGCCAGCCGCATACGCTTTCGCGTCTGCATCCGCACCACGGAACGATTTCAGCTTGCCGTGTCGAATCGCAGTCGCCGGAACGGTGATCTTGCGTTCTTCCGGCTTGTCGTTGCCGCCGTTTGCAGCCGCAGTGTTTTCGGCTTGAGTCGTCGGGAGTGACCGCTGGTATTCCTCGATCTTGATCTCTTGAGCAATCTCAGCCTTTAGCGATTCAATTTCCTTGAATGCGTTGTCGGTTGATCGCTTTTCGTCTTCCGTCAGAGGTCGCTGCCCGTCGTCTTCAGCAGCCTTGGAAATCTTGGCAACGTCCGCGACGAATGCCGCCATGCGTTGCTCTAATCGCTGTCGTCTGGTCATGTTTAGTTCTCCAGTGTTTGTTGCCGCTGGCGAACCGACCAAACAAAATGGGCGGGATGCCAGCAAAGTTACCTTTGCGACATTCCCGCCCAAGAATCATCCTGTGCGTTCCTGCTTGACCCATGCGGTTCATCGAATCATCGACGTTCGCCGGATGGGATATCGAGTTGCGAGCATCTTTATCGATGCTCCGTTATTTGTCAACCAGTTTTAGTCGAAGAGTCAACCAATCGCACGATGCACGAGTCGCTTTCGGCTTGATAGCGTCCATTGAACGCATTGCCACCGTCGTATCTAAATAGGCTGGATGAGTGACCGGACCAACGTCATACAGTCCCGCAACCGTGTTGATCGTTCGCAATGCGAAGTCGCCGCCGAACTCCCACGAATCACCATCTTTTCCCACAGTGAATGCGAAAGATGACCCTCGCAGGTCGCCACGCTGGACCAATTCGGCGATATCCTGACGCGTTTCTGGTAGGTCGATCTCGTACTTCAGCCCGCGTGAGTTCGATGATAGTCGCAACGTGCCGCTGGTTGTTCTGCCAAGCAACTGGCTCGAATCATGATTAAATGCCGCAATCACGTCTGGATTCGACCGCAGAACGGCATCAAACGCACCCGGCTTGATCGTTTCCTCGAACCCGCCGAGGTCTTGTGACCGCTTGTTGTAGACGGCAGCATATCCCGTCAGCCGAACCTTACCGTCAACAGTTTCCGCTCGCAGTTCAGCATCGTCCATCGTGACTGATCGCAGTTCTTTATCCATTTCTCGCCCTTTCGCGTAGGGATTCGCACAACGCATCGACGTGGGCAGGCAATTCAGCCGCCGTTACTTCGCTCGCCTTCAGTATCGCGGACCACACTTCGGCCCGATGTTCTGCCGCAAACACGCTCGCAGACAGTTCCACGCCAACAGAACGGCACACTCGCTCGGCAGTAGCCAGCTTTGCCGCCATTCGTTCTTGATGTTCGTAGATAAATGATTCGCACTCATTGAGGAACGTCGCCGGTTTCTTCGCGGCTCGCGTAATCGCGTCACATTCCCAACGAACGAGGCTGGCGACTTGTTCATTCCAGACCGAACGGGCAGCAGCTTGCGTCTCGTCAGCCGAAGTCGTGTCGTCTTCAACATCTGGATCTTCCGTGTCGTCGGTTGTTGTATTGGTATTCGTGTCGCCGCTCGGAATAATGCCATCCGCCGCGTTCTTCAATGTGTTCAACGCCAGATTCACGAAGTGAGCATCGCCACCATCGACCGGGTTGAAGTTCTCGAATCGTCGAATCTCATTGACTGACAGAACACCGATATTGAACATCTCTCGATAGAACGTCGCACGTGCCGCCGTATCGCCTCGCAGCAACCCTTCGACGTTAAATTCTGCATAGTAGCGGTCATCGTCAATCAGGTCGCGTTGAATCGCTTGCTCGAATCGTTCCAGATACGGCATCAGCGACATCTTCACGAAAGACAACTGCTGATGTTCGATGTTACTGAACGTCGCTGAGTCCATGAGTCCGATCATGTGCGGCGGGACACGGAAAACGGCCGCGAGTTGTGTCGCGTTTAGCTTTTGTTGCTCGATAAACTCCATGTCAGAGTGGTTGATCGGAAGAACATACGCCTTCAGTCCACGGTCGATAACAGCCGTCTTACCACTATTTGATGGCCCGCCATACGCTGATTGCCATATGGCCTGCGTTTCCTTTGAAGCGTTCGGCGGAAGAGCCTGATCCGTCTGCAACACAACGCGAGGTCTCGCCCCGTTCTTCCATGTTGCCGCGTTATGTTCATCGCTCGCAATACTCGCCCCGATAGTGTTCGCCATGTACTGAATCGGAGTTTCACCGATCAGACCATCATGCGATGGACCGCGAATGTGTAACACTTCGCCTTGCAGCAGCCGTTCCTCTCGGTTGTCCTTGTTTCGGACAATGTAGACGAGTTGCTCCCGCGAATTCACCTCTAGCCGAACCCGTGACGGATGGATCGGGTGAAGCGATACAACGCCTCGATCAACCTTGATTCTGTTGATCGCATTGCCACGCAGCAGAACGTACATCGCGTTCTGCTCTTTCCACTCAAACGATGTCTGCCAATGGTTTGGAGTGTCGTGAATGACTCGATAAAGCGGATTCGACGTTGCAATATCTCTCGACCCATCAGCGTTTCGTAGAAACAAATCGACCGGCAGTTGAGCAATCGACTCAGCCAAGATTCTGACGCACGCATAGACCGCAGAGACTCGCATAGCTGTCTCATCGTTCACGATGATTCCGCTTGCGTTGTTGTAGCCCTCATTGGCATCAACGAGCACCTGATAGTTACGCTGCTGTCTAAACGAATTCCGAATGCGTGTGAGTAGCCCCATCATCTGCCTTTCGGTGTCAGCAACAACGCAACACACACCACAACAACGCCACCTGCGATCAACGCCAACGGTGGATAAATAAGATAACATCCAACCAGAATTGCACCAATACCCACAGTCGCTACGCAGTCAGCTACCATATTTGAATACTCGGTGGAGAGTTGTCCTGTAGAGTCAGCCCAAGTGCCATGATTGTAGCAGCCACAGCGTCTATTTTGTCGCCCGACTTTGCTTTATCAGGTCTGACATTCTCGTTTGCATCCTGATAGTGAGCCAAATTAGACACCATCCAACGCAGCAACGGATCGCCATTATGCTCTAATCTATGCGATAGGACGAGAGTTTTGAATAGTTTTGTCGGCTCGGACAGCGTTGAAATGGTCTGCGGATATCGCCGCACGTTGAACCCGTCATTCATCAGGTCTTGAATCAGTTGCGACGAGTTCCAAGTATCGACACCGACTTCGACGATATCGAACCGCTCCCGAAGTTCGTTCATCTTGGCTCTGACAGCCGCATAGTCACACGTATTGCCCGGCGTTACTGTCACGTCGCCGCCCATCCACTTGATATTGTCGTGGCCCTGTCGCGACCGATGATTCGCCGTCTCTTCTGGTATGAACGAGTACGTTCTCACCGCGTAATTCTCTTCGCGTGGGAACACTAGGCCGATGGAAGTGATGTCGCACGTCGAAGCAAGGTCGATTCCAGCGAAACACGGCGTCCATCGTAGCTCTTCGTCTGTGACTGGACTGAGGCACTTATCCCAATGATCCATCTGGATGTATCGCTCCGCCTGTCCCACCCATTGGTTCAGGTAAAGCGTCCTGAACGAGTTCTCATAGCTCGCGAGAGTCGTCGCCCGCCGATGTTCATCCGCAAGAAACTCTTCCCGAATGCTGATGCCATAGTTCGGATTCGCCTTTCGCCAAGTCGATTCAGCACCCCAATCGTCGTCCATGTCAGCCGCGTAGATGACCGGCAGAAACGAATCGTCAGCTACCACGCCAGTCTTGACCCGCAATGCGTGCTGATGAAGTTCCCAACACAGCGAAGTCCGCGAATTGCCAGCAGTTGTGGTGGCAAACGTCATCAGCTGTTCGCGTGCCCCGGTTCCGGTTTGCAATGCGTCCCACAAGTCACGAGTTTTCTGCGTATGAACCTCGTCGAAGATGATCCCAGACGGATTCAGCCCGTGAGCATTGAATGCGTCCGCTGAAATGGCTTTGTATTCGAGCACGCCACGCTGCGAAGGAATGTCAGCCCCCTTCGTGGTCATCGTTTTCCACGAGTCCTGAATGCGTAGTCGTTCCCTCAGTCTCGGATTCTGTGCCACCATCTGCATGGCGTCGTCAAACACAAGTGACGCCTGCGAACGTGTGCCAGCAGCCGAGAATACTTTTGCCCCAGATTCCTTGTCGCCAAGCAGCAGATACAACGCGACACCTGATGCCAGCGTTGATTTGCCGTTCTTTCGTGGCACTTCTAGGTAAACAACGCGATACCGTCTCAGCCCGTTGTCGGTTCGCTTCCAGCCGAATGCTTCACGCAATATGGACCGCTGCCACTCTTCCAGCACGAGCGGCTTGCCAGCTTTCGGCCCCTTTGTGTGTGTGAAGAACGTCTCTATAAACCGGATCGGACGGTTTGCAGCGTCGGCATCGTAGAGGTACTTCTCAACCGAGCAATTCGTCAACGTGAGACTTCTCCTCGGTCACATGTACGCTCAACAGCCTATTCCGATCCATCGGATTAAGACCCAACTTGCCGGACATGACGCCCCATTGACGCATGACCGCCAGCAATAGGCGGTTCAATTGCTCGTCCAATGGATCGGCTTCGAGTGCCGCCTCGATGCTCATGAACCGTGCCCACAATCTTGCACACGCCTCCACGATCATCGCATCGCCGGTCGTCAGTGTGTTCCGGCTAGAACACTCCGCAACGATCCAATCCCACGCATCAGATACGTCCTGCGGAAGATTCAGCGGCTTCTCCGGTGGCATCGGAGCTAGCCCGGCTGGCATATGCAGGACACTCGGCAATGCACCACGCTTGCCCATGTTCGCCATCCCCTTTTTGAATAATGCCGTCGAATTTACGGAAAGC